GTGCGGATGCTCTTTGGGGTGAAAAGGCCCATGTCGCCGAGCAACGTCGGGACGCGGGGCATTTTGTTAACCACACCAGTCAGCTCAGCCATGCTGAACGGATCGGCGTTGAAAACGTCGATATGTGCCATTTTGCGAACTCCAGAAATGCGAAAGGGCTCCCGAAGGAGCCCTTTAAGGGGTGGTTGCTTGCGCGGCTAACGCCGCATCAGAGTTACCGGGAAACGATCCCGGCAGCCGCCAGCTTGGTGAGCGCGCTGGCCTTCTGCGCGGTCGTGACAGCCGTGGCCCAGGTCAGATCATCCTCACGGACGAGCGCCGGACCACGTGCGAGCACCACGCCGTCAGCATCGCCGGCAGTGGCATCAACGGCGCTGTGCAGCACGCCGTATGGGATGTGCCGACCGTCATACGTGGTCGGGGTGAATTCAACGATTTTGCCGGAGCCCTTCGCGACAATGATGTTGAAGTAGTCGGCCACGGTCATCGTGCCGCCGTTCGCCAGGGTGAAGTTGACGTGATCGCTCGCGTAGGCCGTGGCGATCTGGCCGCGCTTCAACTTGCCGCCGTCGGGTGCGATGACTTCAAACTCACCAGTCGCCGAGGTTGCCAGCACGGTCACGCGATACGTGCCGTTCTGGGCCAGCGGGCCAAGCGTGAAAGCGGACACCACGCCGGAGCCGGTGCCAACGAGAACCGGAGTGCCGCCCGCGGTGACAACGACCGTAAACACGTCGCCCGTGGTCATCGTGCCGCCGTTCGCGATCAAGAACGACAGGTGAGAACTGGTGTAGGCGGTCGCCACGTTGCCGGTCGGCAGCACCGTACCATCCGGCGCAGTGACGGAGAACGCGGCCGTCGCGCTGGTTGCGGTCAGGGTGATGACGTAGCTACCCGTCTGCACGTCCGGCCCGAAGGTCAACGCCGACATGAGGCCCGTACCCGTGCCGACGATGGTCGGAATCGGGGAGGCCGCGATTGCCTTGGTGATCTTGCCGACGACTTCGCCGGCATCCAGGTCCTGCCCGCTCAGAACCGTAACGGCTTCGCGGTTGTAGCTGGGGTGAAGCTCAAACGCGACGTGTTCGCCGGCCCGAGCGCCCATGGTGTAGGTGGTCATTTTTCAGTCTCCGATTACATGCGCTGCGGCTTGACGCCGGTGATCGCGTCCCACGATTTGCCCTTGGGCTTGTCGTCGTCCGCATTGGGTGCCGCGTGCGCGGCGGGTTTCGGCGAATCCTTCTGGATTGCCTCAAGGGTGATGCCGCGATCCGCAGCAGCCGTCATGATCGCGAGCGCGACCTCGGCGGCACTGGTTCCTTCCTCGACGCCCTTCTGGGCGATGGACTCGAAACCGGGGCGCGACAACTTCTGCACGGCGGCGATGCGCTGGCGTTCGGCGACAACCAGTGCCTGCGCCTTGCTGGCTTCTTCGGTGCGCGCGGCAGCGACCGCGGCGCTCAACTGTTCCTGCGAATACATCACGGGTTCCGCCGCCCCGTCGTTTGCGTTGCTCATGTTGCTGCTCCTGTTGCGGCGGGCGCCGCTTACTGATCTCGCCAACTCGGCGAGCGTTTGCTCATAGCTGCCGATGGCGTCAACCATGCCGGCAGCCAATGCGTCAGGGGCGAACACAAGCCCGCCCTGACCGAACTCCGAGACAACCTTGTCTTCGGCCACGCCGCGATACTTCGCAACGTCGGCGACAAAGACCGATTCCAGGCTGTCCACAATTCTCTGGATCTCGCCGCGGCCGTCTTCGGTCGTCGGGTCCATGCGCTTTTTCGGTGCGCGACTGCTGACGATTTCCAGCACATCGGGATTGGCCGCGCTGCGGACGCTGGACACGACGCCGATTGACCCAATCAGCGCCGTCTTGCTGGCGACTACGCGACTTGCAGCAGATGGCAGCCAGTAGGACGCGGACGCGCCAAGCTCGTCGATGTAGGCCCATACAGGCTTGTTCGCAGCCTTGATCGCCGCGGCCATTTCAGCGATTCCGGCAGCCATGCCGCCAGGACTATCGACGTTCAGCAAAATCGCCTTCACGTCTGGATTGTCGAGTGCCGCCTGAAAGTCCGTCGCGAACACTTGCAGCGAAGTCGCGCCGCTGATATCGCTGAACAGGTTTGCGTAGCGGACAACCGGACCAATCAGGTTCAGCGTTGCGATGTTGCCGCGGATGCCTGCGCGTGATGCCGCTGGCAACTTCTCCGCGCGCCGCATAGCGACCGCTTGCATGTCGCCTTCGCGGCTGGCGATGGCGATGATCTGTTGCAGCGCGTCTTCGGTGATCGCCCACGGCGTCGCCGTGATCGCCTGCGCGATCCGGTCAGAGATTGCCGTCATTGGCATCGTCCTTGTTGTTGTCGGGCTGATCGTCTTCTTGATCGTCCGCCTGATCCGGCATAGCCGGCGCCTTCGTCGTGGCCGGCGCCTCGATCATCGTTCCGTTCGCGCGCTTGATACGCACCTCTTGAGCGCGACGCGCCTCGACTGCATCCCAGCTTTCGCCGGTCTGCGCCATCGTCTCGATAGTCTCGTTGCTGATTCCGGCAGCGATGCGAGCCTTTGCCGCGTTCGCCTCTTTCAGTTCGTCCATTGCGCCGCGTGCCGGGCCAATCCACAGGCACGATTGCCATGCTCTGCGCAGGCGCGGGTCCGCGTAGCCAGGCGCATTGAATCGGCCGGATGCAACAAGTTCGTCGAGCAGTAGCCCATAGATCGGCTGGCAGAACTCAGCGATGACGCGGGCACGACGCACCAAGTAGAACCGCCACGCTTGCAGCATCGCCGCACGCGCTGCGCTATAGCTCGACTGGTAGTGCAGCAACAGTTCGTCAACGGGCAACTCCAGCGCCGCGCCGATCTGCTTCACGACCGCCATAAAGAACGGATCGAAGTTGACGTTAGGCCGCGCCGGGTTGGCTGTGTTCGCCTTCTCGCCGGGACCAAGGTCAACGATTGCGCCTTCGCCTAGATTGATCGTCGGCGGGTCCGTTGCTGCGTTTGTGCCGGTCGTTGTTTCGCCAGCAAATGCGCCAATCGGCTGCCCGTTTTCGTCGAACTGTTCCGCGCCGCGCTCAATGAAAACGGTAAACATTGCGGACACGACAGCCGCGGACAATTCCGCGGAACCGTAGCGCTCCAACTGTTTCAGCGGCTCAAGAATCGGGGCCAGATACGGAGCGCCGCGAACCTGCCCCGGCCGGTCCTTTTCGTTCCATCCGTGCAGCACGCGCCGCCTTCCGGTCACACCACCGAATGCCGCGCGGAACTCCCACGTCGGGACCATCGTGGCTAGCAGGCTGTCACCCGGATGTGCGGAACAGAACCAGTAGCCAAGTGGTGCGCCAATGGATCGCAGCGCGACGCCTTGGCACAGTTCCGGCGTGTCTGCGGCGCCGTCAGGGTTGCACACGCGATCCGCCTCGACGACCTGCACCTTGAGCCCAAACAACCCGCCGTCGCGCAGCTCGTATGGAGTCAGCCCGAACACGTCGCCCGACAGCATCGCGGACACTTGCCACAAACCCTGCAATCCGTAGATATCTTGCGATGCTTCCGCGTCGCATTCGTTCGGGTCTTCCGCCCACATTTCGTAGAGCGATTGCAGCAGCGCATTTGCCTCGTTCGCCTGTTCTTCGCTCAGCCCGAGGGCTAGCGCATCAACAGACGGACGCGCCATCAGGCCGGTTCCGATGATGTTCGTTCGGCTGCGCGTGATTGCGGCCCGCGCAATCGGCTGTGACCGATAGGCGTCACGGCTGCGCGCCGTTAGCGTGCGTTTCTCGCTGTCGGGTAGGTCGGACTTTGCGGAACCGATGGACGGATTCCAGCGCAGCAGCGACCGCAGCGACCGGGACGCGCCACGCCACCGGGTTTCCTGCGACTGCGTGCCGGTTGACGCAGGGCCAGACGTAGCGCCGATGTTGAGCCAGGACATGATGCCCATCAGTCGGGCACCACGTAGACCATGCGCGAACGCCTCGCGACACTGGTTCCTGCAATCGTGTTGCGCAGGTTCGCGATGTACCGATCAAGGTCGGCGAGATTCGCCGCGGTGTAAGTCACTGCGCGGCCGTCAGCGAAACGCACAGACACGGCAGCCGACCCCGTAAGCAATGAGTGCCGCGCGGCAATCGCCGCGTCGAGATATTCTTGATTGGTCACTTAGTAGACGCTCGTAGATGATCGGTTGCCGCGGATGGGGCGGCTAACTCTTGGTGCTGGCGGTGCGCCGGTTGTCGTTCTGATACTGGCTTCTGTTTCAAGCCTTGCCGCAATGGTCTGAAGATTCGGCCGTTCCATTCGGAGCCCGGCCATTGCGAGCACTCGACAGTCAAGCGCTTCGTTGCGTCGCCGACCTGCGTCCCAAACCACATAGGGCACGCCATGCTTGTATTTCGTGACTGCCGTTTCAGCACACAACTGCTCAAACCAAACGTCCGAGTACGTGTCCGGAAAGTGGCAATAGCGCGGCCCGACCACTTCGACGAGTAGCCGCGACTGAAGCAACTGCGCCTTGATCTGATCGATACCGATAACCCATGGCGTCATCTTGCCGCCCTTCTGTTTCGACGGGCGCGTTACTTCTGCACGGTTGCCGGATCGGCCAACGCACGCCCGCGCCCGGCGATTCTTGCGAGCGAAGTCATAGACCCGCGTCGTGTGATGGCCGCCCGAGTCGATCGCCATGACCGACACCGGAAGCCGCGCACCATCGGCGCGCGTGAACATCCGGCTCAACTGGTCTTCAAGCCTCATCCACACTTCCGGCGTATCAGGGTTGCCGTCGATCACGACGTAATCCAGGCCCCACGACTCCTCGCCTACACCCCATCCGACTAGTTCAACCTCTAGCCTGTCGTCTTGCGTGTCAGCGCCCGCCGAAATCCATACGACGCCTTCGGGCACATCCTGCGAATCGGTGCAGTCGTAACCCTCGCGACGCCTTGCAAGTAGCTCAGGCTGCCGGCGATCTCCGCCTGCGTCCTTCCACGTCTCGCCAAGACATGTGTTCGTCCACGTCTTGAGTGTTTCAGGACTTGCCTTCGCGCTGAGGAACTCAGCGACGATCTGCCCGACCATCCGAAACGGCGAATACAGTTCGTTCAGATGGAAGCCGGCGACCGGCCGATCTGGAAACGTGGCGACCCACAACCCGAGCCCAATCGACTCGATCCGCTGGCCGTCCGTCCAATGCGCCTCGCATTGCTCGCACTCGTAGTGCGCAGTGCTCGGCTCATCCGGCGCCCATCTAACCTGCGACCATCGCAGCGCCTGCATGTGCCCGCATTCGTGGCACGGGATCAGATAGTGGCGCTGATCCGATGCCTGAAACGCAGGCTCAATGCGCGAAGTGTTCTCGTCGCCGGGCGTGCTCATCAACACAATCAGGCGATTGTGAAACGTCTTCGTGCGCGCCCGAGCGAGCGACACCGGGTCGCCCTCAGTGCCTGCGCTTGCCGGGTATCTATCAACCTCGTCGCACACCACAACGCGGATAGGCCGCGACGCAAGGCCGGCCGGCGCATTGGCGCCTACCATCGTTGCGTGACCGCCAGGGAACCGCTTGTGTAGGATCGTGTTGCCGCTGTCGCGCGAGCGCGGGTCAGCAATCTTCCCGCGCAGTGCAGGCGTATCGCGCACCATCGGCGCAAGACGATCTTTAGAGAACGTTTCCGCCATCTCAATCGTCGGCTGCACGATCAGAATTGGCGCCGGGTCTTGGTCTACGAAATAGCCAATGGTCGCTTTCGCGATCAGCGTCTTTCCGACCTGAGCAGACGACATGATGACGACCTCCTGTGTTAGCGGGTCGCTGATCGCGTCAAGTATTCCGCGCTGATACGGCGCGCGGCTCGTGCTGTATTTCCCCGGCTCCGATGCGTCCTCCGCGGACAGCATCAGATGCGCGTCAGCCCACTGGCTCAGGGTTAGCTTCGGAG